TACCATCAGCAGTTCCCGCCATTGCTTGAAACTCATTCATGTCATCTGCACCCAATACACCTTTGCGTACTAAGCCTTTAGCAAAGTCACGAATACCAGAAACTAATTGATCAGCATTAGGTCCTAATTTTTTTAACTCTTGTTCTCTTGCAAACTTTGTATCTTCTGTATTAGCTTCTGTAATAGATAATACGCCTTGGGCTAATTCATCATACGCATTTTGGGTAATACCATGCTTTAAAGACCAATCATGAAATGTCTTTACAGTAGGATCATCCATTGCAAGATTTTTATCAGAGAATACTTCGGTGTTATATTCTTTAGGAGCTTTGTGTTTACCTTGTTTAAATTGTGTTTCTAATTCCGTATACGACTTAGCCAACTTTTCTAATTCTGGTCCATCATCACCCCAAAACTTTTCTGGAATAAAATCGGGTCTTTCGTATTCTACATCATTTGGTTCTTGACCATCCTCTGCTATTGAAGCTGGTTCATTTGATTTATCTTGATGTGATAATTCTTCATTAGCTTTAGGTGTACTATCTTCTACTACCTCATTTGCTAATCCATCTAGTAATCCTGTATCTTGTTGTGTTTCTTGTAATGCTTCTTCAGCCATTTTTAACCCTTTCTATTCTTGATTTTATTTCTCTGACTATTGAGTTCTGTCCTTCTCTTGCATAACCAAATGAAGGTTCAGCACCAGGTATCCACGCTGGTTGATCAATAGTTTTACTTTGTAAATGCTTGAGTAATTTTTCACCATCATCTGTAGTAAAAACTCGTAAGTATAAACGATCTAATTCATCTTGATCTTGATGTTGATTTTTTGTTAGCTTGACAGCATTAGCATTAACACCTTGCCATCCAGGATCATTTATTGATTGTATATGTTCTGATTGTTCTTTCTTAATCAAGCACCCACCTCATTCGCTACTGCTGATGCTGGTTCTTCCAAAGGAGGGGAACCAGGAGGACCACCTTGTCCACCTTGCATTTGCATAGCTTGAGCTTGGGCCATTTGCATTGCTTGTTGTTGTATCATTTCTCTTTCTTCGTTTGTTGTACGAAGAGTTGAGCTGACACCTAATTTGTCTGCGATGAAATCTGCAATCGCATCTGGTTTAACTGTTGACATACCACCAGGTCCTAATGCTTGACACATTTGGAATAATTGCATGGCTTCATTTACTTCTTCCATGTTCTGTGCTTTGGCTAATGGGGATACAGGAATAACTTTCACTTCTAAGCCATTAACTTTTAAAGGCATTTCAATCATACCTTTTTCATCCATAATCATTAATGTTCTTTTAATAATCGGAACCATTGTTTCTGTAATCAATCTACCAAAAGACGCACCAAGATTTTGTGCTAGTTCTTTCATTCTTTCTACAACTTCGGTAGCTGATCTTGCACTCATGTTGTCGGGAGGAAGGCTTTCATCCATGAGCATCTTTTTAATACTAATAACTAAATCATTAATAACTAATTGCGTAACATTAAAATCACCAGCACGGGGAAGAGGGGCTAATGAAGCACCTTGCGGTCCACCGTTTCTTGCAACAGGAATAACTGCTCCAGGTACTATTTTAATTGTTTGCGGATTTAACACACCATCATCACTTGCTGTATACACACCAGAGATAGCAATAGATGCGTTCTTTAATAATAATTCTTTTGTTTTATTTAATGTTTTAATATCGGGTAATGCGGATACAAGAGGACCTCTACCGTACACTTCACCAGCCACTTTAGTAAAGCGACTAACAATCCACGGGCTGTTATCCATATCTCTGTACACTAATTCTGATTGTGATTTTTCATGGATGACATGATAACAATAAGTACCCATTTCTAAATCGTAAATAGTTGCTTCTAATAATTCTACATCTTCCCCTGGTTTATTTTTCATTAACTCTAAAACAGGATCGGGTATACTTGCATCTGGCCATTGACGAAGAATAGCTTCACCTCTTACTTTCATTCTACGATAAACATTATCAATAGAACCGTAAGGACCTTCTTCTAAGGCAACAAGATACTGAGGAACGGGAGTAAAGACAATAGGATTAATATCATCACCAGGTTGTACTAACATTACAGCAGTACCAACAGCTAGGTCTAAAATAAATTCACCCATTGCTAAATCAAAGTTTGATTGTCGTAAAACAGAAAATAATTTATCCAAGTACATATCCAATGCCATCTGTACTTCTTGTTTGTTTGCTTCTGGTATTTCGTTTCCTGGTTCTAGTCTGCACCATTTTTTATATGGTGGAAATAATCCCGATTGTATTTTATTAGCAAAGCGTTGCGTTGAGTCTATGGCTGTAGAGTCAAAGACTACGTTCATTTTGTTTTGACCAGGAACACCGCCTTCATAAAAACCATCGTATAAATTACGTTGTGGTAAAGCATAACGATAGCAATCCTCATAAATAGATCGCCAGTTATCTTTACGGGATAGGGCTTTTTGATGCCTACCAATAATGTCTTTAATAGGTAATGGCATTAATTAAAATAAACCAACAATAATAATAACAACTATAACTAAACCAGCTATTACACTAATCTGACTTTTTTTATTTAATGAGACAAACCAATCTTTAATATTTTTTAGCTTTTCCATATTTCCTTTTCATATCACCTTTAGGTGTATTTTTAATTTTACCGCCAGTAGAAGAAGCATACGCTTTAGCACCAGCCATACCTTTCTTTGAATAACTAAAATTTTTAGTCTTTCCGTCTTTAGTCACCACTTTCGGCATCTTCGTTTTCCTTTATCTTTTCAGCAATCTTCTCTTGATTAGAAGGCTCATCCTTAAATCGTGGATTGCGTATGTAAATTTCTTCAGCCAAGTTTTGATCCTGTGTCACCTAATAATATTTTTCTTTTATTTCTAACTGAAGCTACTTCTGTCAGACCATCTGTTGTACTTAAATTCTTTTTTCTTGTAGAACGAATCATCTTTGTTCTTGATACTTGTGTACTTTCTGGAACAGTTTTTTTAACAATAGAAGATTTAGATTGTACTTCTGGCCTTCTTTGTGTTGCATTAGAAGTTGGTCTTCTTATTTTTTCTATATTTTTTTTAACTAATTTAACTACTGGATTTCCACCCATTATGACCTCCTTATTGTTTCATACGGATCTCTCACCGACACGGTGTCCGTAAGTGTTGGGCCTACGCCCGTAGGTTCGTTTTCTGGGTTCAGTAACATTCGTCTATTTGAACGAAGTGATTTTGTGCGTGAAGCAATCTTTTTTAATTCTGATTTTCTTTTTGCATTAGCTATTTCTTCTCTTTCATTTTGAGCATCAATTACCGATTGTGGCATTTCTGGTTTTTGTGGCTTTTGAAATAAACTTCCCATTAATATATCCTTGCGTACATTTCCCAGTCTGATTGATCAGTACCAAACTTTCGCAATACGCCTTCGCTGGTAAAATACATTGCTTTGATCCATTTGTGAGCCACAACATTTGACGAACAAACTGTGCATTGCAAACGGTGTAAATTTAATTGACTAGCAACTAAATCAAAAAATTTTAATGAGCCTTTATGAAATTTCATTTTATGTTTTGGTAAATCTTTATCGGGTATCATCCAAAATTCGACAACATGGTTCCAGTAAGGAAGTATACCCCAACAATTTATCGGCTGTTCTTTATCAAAAAAAGTATAGGCAGTTCCCACATCATTGGCTTGATCAATATACGAAAAGTAATCTTCGTGATGACTCATCACACTTAGATCAACATCCTTGAGTTCCATTAATTTTAAATGATCCGCTTTAAATGGTTCTATGCGTAACTCATGTCCATCTAAACCAAACAAGGTATTCATGTCATCGTAATCGTAAATATCAAGCATTAGGCAAATATATCAAAGTCTGATGAAGCTGTGGCCATACCCTTCAGCATATTTTTATTGCGTGTTAAAGCACGGTGTTCACCACCACCAAGTAAGCAATACATAAATGCATCACCAATATGGGAGTGTTCATTTTTATTGGGTGAATCTTTGTATCGTTCTTCCCCCGATATTTGGACACGCTTAAAGTGATAGCCACCACTTAATGCTTTGCGTAATCGTAAACATTTTTTATTCACCAGTATACCTGGCTTACCCATAATCATTCTATTCATTGGGGATGCACCAGCTTCCCGTCTAATTTTAAAATCATTGGATACAGTGGGTCTTGCGTTATAGCCTAGCGTTTTTAAATGATCAAAGGCTGTCGTTTCGTATATGGCATCTCGTTGCATACCAGCGGGATCACCCCATATTAATATTTCATTCTTCGGAAAATGAATGTTAAGTTCTGTTTGTAAAATATGACCAAAGCGTTCTAATCCCATATCAAAAGTTACAATCTCATGCAGTATACGCCATTGACCCTGTAATGTTTTCTGGGCAAAAATAGAAGCTGGAGTTAAACCAAAGTCAATCCCAATATGAACAGGCAAAGACGGATCAACTTCTAAATCAGCGGACATTAAATGATCATCGTACTCGGGAATAACAGGTTTACCTTCCTGGACATAAGTGTACTTACCTTCAGCGTAACATTGTATCCAATCTAAATTTTTTCCAAGTAATAATTGTTCATAGTATCCATCGGGTAAATTTTTTGTGTTTTCCGCCTTGGCGTTTTCTTTCCACCATCTCCCAGCAGAAAAAACATATCCATTGGCTTCGGGGTTCTCTGGTAAGTCATCACTTGTAACTTGCTTAACTGCTGGTGTCTGCTTATAAAACTTCCAGGCAAACTTCCCTGTCATCTTTTCTTTCTCGGCTAATGTAAACCACCAATGATCATCATCCATTGGGTTCGTATCCATCCACACACCACGCCATGTCGGACCACCATCACCTTTGGTTGGGTATCTTCCTACCCTATGTGTTAATCCATCAATTACCGCCTTGGGTAATTCCCTAGCTTCATTGACCCATGCCCCCGTTAATTCCATTGATAATAATTTTCGTACATCTTTTGGCTGGTCCAGGGCTAAGAATATCACTTCACAATCAATACCATGAGCATTATCTCTGCTCGGTAGTTTAATGTGATGTGTAATAGGCGGTGACCATCTCATGTTGCCCCAAGTATGTTCGGGAAATAATTCTAGCCATGTCTTAATCGTAGTAGTGCGTAGTTCTGGGTAAGAGTTTCTAACAATAACAAACCTAGAGTATCTTATCCCATCCTTCGGACTAGGCTTTTGTGTTACTGCTTTTAGCATAATCTCTGATGCACAGGCATACGACTTACCCGATCCTACAGGACCCATTAATCCTCTTACAAAACTTTTATCTTGTAAAAACTTCCAGACAATAGGGGAGGTTGAATAGTCTAGTTTTAAATTAGTAATCGCATTACTCATCGTCAGCATCTATGACTTCTGGGCCATGCATCGTAATACCAACAACACTAGGTGTATTCAC